GATTGTATGGCCGGCACCGACTCACTTCAAGGATCGAGAGCCACGGTGGAAAGCCTGTGGCGACTACATAGACTGGTCAGATTTTGGACGATCCATATTTGATAGGCCAAAGCCTCTGGCGGACGCGACTATGAAGCGTATCGCGAATGGAATCCGGAAATATATCGTGGAAAATCCGAATCCATATATCGTAAAAGATGGAGAAAAGCTGTTTTTGTCGTATCTGGATAAAGCATATGGTGGAAACTATAAAGGTTGTGGAAGTGACCTGCATTCTCCTTGCAGCACAATTACCACCGTAGATCACAATCGTCTGGTGACTGCTTTTCTCATCCAGTATCACGGCGAGACGAAAGCCGGAGATTCCCGGGGCCAGTTTCTAACGGAGCCGATCAAGACCATTGATACCAGTAACCGGTACGGGCTGGTGACAGCGTTTATTACCAAATATTACAAGACTGGTATCGGACAGGGTTGCGATGAGCCATTGCATACGATTACAACATCGCCGGGGCACTTCGGGCTGATATCCGCATTCCTGATTAAATATTACGGATCCGGCGGAAGCTGCCAAGGCATTGACAGGCCACTGGATACGATCACCACGAAGGATCGTTTTGGTTTGGTTAATGTGGTGCTGGATATTCAGGGAGAAAAATACATTCTGAAGGATATCTTCCTGCGAATGCTGAAACCGGAAGAACTGAAGCTGATGCAAGGATTCCCGAAAGATTATATCATTGATCGGGATTACAACTGGAAACCGTACCCGATTGCAAAGCAGGTGGCGCGGATCGGGAACAGTGTGGTGCCGATTATGGCGGAAAAGTTAGTAGAAGCCAACTGCTCGTACTTAAAAGTAGGGGAGCGGGTGCCGAACCTTAACATCAATGACAGCCAGGAGCAGTTGAGATTTGCGTGAGGAGGTGATACCAATGGAGAAAAAGGTTCTGGAGCAGTACATAGACGCATGCGAGCTGATCAAAGAGACGGAAAAGGACATTAGACGGCTGAAAAAGAAGCGGCAGACCATCGTGCAGACGAACGTGTCCGGGAGCAATCCGGAATTTCCGTACAATCCGCAGCACTTTAAGATCGCTGGGACGGCGTTTACGTATGAGGAGGACTCGCGCCTGCGGTACGAGGAGAAAATCCTGGAAGAGCGCCGGGAAAACGCCCAGCGGTTGAAGGTAGAAGTGGAGCAGTGGATGAACCACATTCCGCAGAGGATGCAGCGGATCATCAAGTACAGAGTCTTCGAGGAGATGAGCTGGAGCCAGGTGGCAAGTAAACTGGGGCGGAAAGCTACGGAGGGCAGTGTGAAAATGGAATTTCAAAGATTTTTCGAGAAAGAGTAAACTTTGTTACGTTTGTTACATATGTTACGATTCAAAATGTTATAGTGTATCATGGAAGAACGGCAGGAAGGGTTTCATCTTTTCTTTACCTCCTTGTGAATGTATTTTGAGCGGCGGTCAGGTGTTACAGCTTGACCGCTGATTGGGCGGCATCAGCCCGTGGAAAAAGTCCGAATGATGTACGATGTTGAACGAAGCCCCCAGACATCTGAACTGAGAGCGATGCACCGCCTTAGAGAGATTGACAAGGCCTGCTTGAATTTTATAGTTATGTAGTGCCATAACTACAAAAAACGGTAGGAAGTGCTATTGGAACGTAGCTCAAGGAGAGCGCAGAGACGCCGGCACGAGGCGCAGGTTCGAATCCTGCCGTTCCAACTCTCCATTGACTGGAGATCATCCCCCATATACTTCTTTTAAAACGTCCTGTAGAAATGCAGGACGTTTTGTAGTATGATGACAGAAAAAGGAGGAAAGTATAGGATGGATATAGGATTTGTAATTACGTATTTGCTTTGCCCAATTATTGTTTCTGTTGGCTTAATAACAGGGAAAAGGACAGGAGACCATCATCAATTATTGACGGCATATGCATTTAAAGGAATGTTTTATTTTTATTCGGCTGCGGCGAATTTGATCCATTTTATTAACCAATCGCATACAGAAAGAGATATTATTGGACTTGCGATTGGATTGGCGATTATTGAGGGGACAAATGGAATAATGGAAGCAAAAACAGCTGCTTTAGAATGGGCAAAAGAGCAAGAAAAAAATAATATGTGAAAATCATAGGCGGTCTTGCATAGAGACTGCCTTTTGTTATATTCAAAAACGACGAATCGAGGTGATGGAACATGGCCCGGGCGCCAGATAAAAGAATAGAGCAGGCAAAGGGCATGTACCTGAAAGGCATGAAATTGGTTGAGATTGCAAGTCAACTGAATCTGCCGGAAGGAACTGTTCGCCGTTGGAAATCTACTCACAGATGGGATAACGAGCGTTCGGATAAAAAAAGCGAACGTTCGGATAAGAAAAAAAGAGGCGGTCAACCGGGAAATCAAAATGCGACCGGTCCGCCGGGAAATAAGAATGCAGTTAAGACAGGAGAGTTTGAAGCTCTCTTTTTTGATTGTCTGGATCCAGAAGAAAAACGGTTGACTGAAATGGTGACGCCGGACAAGGAGCAGTTGCTCCTGCAGGAAATTCAGCTATTGACTGTGCGGGAACGGCGGATGTTGAAAAGAATTGAGATGCTGAAGAACATGGAGCAGCCGACGGCCGATGAAAATATTGAGCCAGAAGAACAAGTTCCAGCGGGAATGAGTGTTACCGGATATCGATCTGGAATTGAAAAAGGAAAACCAACTGTTTTAAAAGAATACGAGGGGATTTTGGGACAGATCCAGTCCATAGAAGATGCCCTGACCCGTGTGCAGGCACGGCGTCAGCGAGCCATCGAGGCCTTGCATAAATTTGGCTATGATGATGCGCGGCTGGAGCTGGCGGCAATGCAGCTTGAATTCGAAATGAGCAAACAGGACGTTCAGCAGGAAGAAACCGGCGACGATGGATTCCTTTCTGCGATGAATGCCGTGGCACAGGAAGTCTGGGGTGATGAGAGTGTATGAGAAAATCTCATCATTGAAAGAAAAGCTGCAGAAACTCAAACAAAACATCAAAAGCCGGCAGAAAGGCCAGACATTCCATTTTTCACCGTTTTCCAGAAAACAGAAGCAAGTTCTTACCTGGTGGTGCAAAGATTCACCGGTTCATGATAAAGATGGAATTATAGCTGACGGCGCGATCCGATCCGGAAAGACCGTCAGTATGTCGCTTTCGTTCGCAATGTGGGCAATGAGCACATTCAACGGTCAAAACTTTGCTATGTGTGGAAAGACCATCGGTTCTTTCCGGAGAAACGTACTGTTCTGGCTGAAACTGATGCTCAAGTCAAGAGGTTATTCTGTAATTGATCGAAGAGCTGATAACCTCATTATCATCAGGAAAGGCGATACCGAAAACTATTTTTACATATTTGGCGGCAAGGATGAGCGTTCACAGGATCTGATTCAGGGTATCACGCTGGCGGGCGTATTCTTTGATGAGGTTGCGCTGATGCCGGAGAGCTTCGTGAACCAGGCGACCGGCCGATGTTCCGTGGAAGGTTCTAAGTTCTGGTTTAACTGCAATCCGGACGGGCCATATCATTGGTTTAAAGTGAATTGGATTGACAAATCCACGGGATACCTCGGAAAAGAGCGGGTGGAGCAGATCAGAAAGAAAGCCGCGGAAGAGGGAAAAGATCCGGGGCTAAAAGAAATCCTCTATCTGCATTTTACGATGGATGACAACCTGTCTCTGAGTGAGGAGATCAAAGCCAGATACCGCAGTATGTATATTGGCGTTTTCTTCAAGCGGTATATTTTAGGCTTATGGGCAGCAGCTGAGGGTGTCATTTATGATATGTTTGATCCGGAAAAACATGTAAAGAATATCAAAGAGTTTTTCCAGATACTGGTAAATGGAAACCGTTATGTGTCCTGCGACTATGGTACGCAGAATGCGACCGTGTTCCTGCTGTGGAATAAAGGAATCGATGGAAAATGGTACTGCATCCGCGAGTATTATTATTCCGGAAGAGACAAGGGTAAACAGAAGACGGATGCAGAATATGCAGATGATTTGAAAAAGTGGCTGGATGGAACCAGAATCAAAGCAATGATTGTGGATCCGTCGGCCGCTTCTTTTATTGCTGAACTGCGAAAACGCGGATACAAAGTAATTAAGGCAAATAATGATGTGCTGGACGGAATCCGGCTGGTTGGTATGCTGCTGAATCTGGAAATGCTGATATTTTCCAGCTCCTGTACGGAAACAATCAAAGAATTTGCTTCTTACATATGGGACGAGAAAGCAGCTGAGCATGGAGAGGACAAACCGGTAAAGCAGCATGATCACGGATGCGATGCAGTACGCTATTTTGTAAGTACTGTTTTGAGCAGTAAAGTGGCAAGACTTCGAGAGATAAGCAGGTGAAAATAATGTATACATTTACAGTTCCAAGAGAAAAATTTGATGAGCGGGCACCGGATAAGCAGATGATCCGCCAGTTGATATCCAAGCATATCAGCATTGTCGGGCGAATGCAGAAGAATATGGCCTACTACAAAGGGCAGCATGAAATTCTGTCAGATGCGGATCGTGAAAATAAACTGGTGTGTAACCATGCAAAAGATATTTCTGATACGGCCAGCAGTTATTTTATTGGAAATCCAGTAACATATAAGGCAGAAGGAGATATCAAGGCCCTGACGGATGCCCTGGAGACTGCAGGAGCAGATGAAACCGACGGAGACAATGGGCTGGAGCTTTCCATTTATGGGCTTGCGTATGAATACGTATATATAAAAGAGAATGAAAATGATCTGGTAACGAAGAACCTTTCGGCAGAAAATACATTTATGGTAAAAGATGACAGCATCGAGGAGAGAGAACTCTTTGCTGTCTATTATTATGTCAGAAAAGATGATTCTGGAACTTCGTCAGATCATTTCATGGCAACCATACTGACGTCAAGATACCGGTACGAGCTGGATATCGAGGACAGCAGCGCTCCGCAGATCACCGTAGAAGAGCCGCAGGAACATTATATGTGCGAGATTCCGATTATCGAGTATTTGAATAATAAACTTGGTATTGGTGATTTTGAACTGCAGATTCCACTTATTGATGCTTACAATGCGTTGATGAGCGATCGTATCACGGATAAGGAGCAGTTTATTGATGCGATTCTTGCCATCTATGGAACATTGCTTGCAGATGATGAAGTAGATGAGAATGGTGAGAAAAAAGAAGGCGCAGAGGCGGCGATGAAGCATCTGAAAAAGAGAAAGGTGCTGGAAGTTCCGGATGGAGCCAAGGCAGAATATCTTACCAGAACATTCGATGAGACTGGCGTGGAAGTGCTGAAAAAGGCAATCGAACAGGATATTCATAAATTCAGTCATATTCCCTGCATGACGGATGAAAGCTTTGGTGGTAATGTTTCCGGCGTGGCAATGGAGTTTAAAGTATTGGGCATGGAGAACATTACAAAAATTAAGACCCGATATTATAAAAAAGGGCTTCGAAAACGTCTCCGGCTGTTTTGCGGTTATCTGTCTCTGTATCAGAAGAACGTGGATCCAAAGGGGATTACAATGGTATTCACAAGATCTCTGCCGAAGAACCTGCTGGAAATTTCACAGATTGTGGCCAATTTGTGGGGCAAAGTCAGCAGGAGAACGCTGTTGTCGCAGATTCCGTTTGTAGAAGATGTGGATGAAGAATTAAATGCATTGGAAAAAGAAACGCAGGAAAATCTTGAAAATCAACAGAAAATGTTCGGGAATGATCCAAATACCAAGCCGGATCAGCCAGGGGAAGCATCCGCAGAGGATGATGTAAGCCATGACGAAAAGGAATGAGCAGTATTGGAAGAACCGCGTGGCGCAGAGAATGTGGGAATATATGCAGAGTGCCGAAGAAACAGCAGATGAGGCGGCAAAGCTCTATCAAAAGGCAGCGGCGTATCTGAATCAGGAAATTGATGGTATTTTCGAGAAGTATATGACAAAACATAACCTTTCGGAAAGAGAGGCCTATGACCTGCTGAATCAGATGACGGACCGTGCTTCAATACAGGAATTACTGCAGAAGCTCCAGAATGGTGCCAAAGACACCGAAAAGGAGCAACTCATACAGAAACTTGAAGCTCCGGCATATCGGGCGAGAATCGAGCGTCTGGAGCAGATCCAGAGTCAGCTCGACCAGATTATGCGGAATGTATATCAACAGGAACTGACTCTTTCCACCTCGCATTATGCGGCGCTGGCTGAGGAGGCCTATTACAAATCAATATTCGACATTCAGCAACGCTCCGGATATGGATTTTCCTTTGCTAAGGTTGATCAGAAAATGATTGACCGATTGCTGAAAAGCAAATGGTCTGGAAAGAACTATTCCACGCGAATCTGGAATAACACCGGCGCGTTGGCGCAGACGCTGAAAGAGGAGCTACTGGTCAGCTTAGTAACCGGCCGCACAGAGCGGGAAACGGCCGCGATCATCATACAGAAATTCGCCCAAGGGAGCAGCCAGGCCCGCCGTCTGATACGGACAGAAAGCAGCTATATCACCGGGCAGATGGATCTGCAGTCCTATGATGAGTGTGGGATAGAAAAATATGTCTATCTCGCAACGCTGGATCTGCGGACCTGTCAGGAAGACTGTGCGCCGCTGGACGGGAAGATATTCCCGGTCAAAGATGCCAATCCCGGTGTAAATATGCCCCCGATGCATCCCTGGTGCCGGTGCACGACGATTTCATATTTTTCAGATGAGATTCTGCGGAATCTGCGGCGAAGGGCAAGAGATCCGGTTACCGGAAAGACATATACAGTACCTGGGGATATGACTTATAAGCAGTGGTATGGAAAATATGTAAAAGATCAGGAGAAATCCAAGGAACTTATTGTAAAAGAATCCAAATCTGATATAATGATATCTGGAGCAAGAATCACAGATCCTGATAGTGATGCAGGCGAAGAGTTTGCTAAGATGTATTATAACGAGATAAGAAATTTTTCGACAGATACGAAGAAAATATCTCAAAATCTTGGCAAAAAAGAATCTGACATCAAGAAAATCAAAGCATATTTGTTCGAAGATAAGTCTTTGGTAGATTTGGAAACCGGTATGCGCAGAAGATTTGATCCGGATTGTGCAATAGCACAGAGCTGGCAACGGTTAATGATTGGAAAAGATATTAAACCGCATGATAGAACGTTGATCGAACATGAACTCTTGGAAATGAAGATAAAAGAAGAGAATCCGGCGATAGATCATTTAGAAGCGCACAGAAGAGCATCTGAAAAATATGATTATCCCAAGGAGGTGGCTGAATATTATGGTAATCTTAAAAAATATAAGAAAAACGGCTAAGGCTATTTCTGCAGATTACTATATTGAAGGTCGTGAACCAAAAGGATTTATGAAAATAAGCATTTTAGACGGCGAGATTTTGGAACATAAAAGTGCAGGATATGGGGCTGTTCATGTAAAATACGAATTGCGTCGGCTTGCAAAATTGGAGAACTTGCCGGAAGAAAAGATGGTTTTTTGGTACTGATCCAATAATGTGAAATAGTGAAGGAGTACGATATAAATTCTCTGATAAGAAAAGGGGGATATATATGAAACCAGGTGACAAGTATTATGACGGTCCGATTGTTGATAGCGGACGAACGATTAAAGAAATCGATAAAGACATTGAAAAAGAAAAAGAGCGCATAAAAAACATTAAATGGACACCAGAGATGTTAAAGGAATAATACCACCAGTCGAGAGGCCGGTGGTATTTTTATACTCATTTTTAAGAAAGAGAGGACAAGAAAATGAAATTTAAAGAAGCATTTGAAGAAATGAAATCAGGAATTCCAGTAAAACTTCCGTCATGGGCAGGCTATTGGTGGTGGGATGAAGAATCCCAGACAATCCTTATGTACACAAAAGACGGCGGCTGTCTGGATATAAGAGAGACACAGAATGTGGAGTATACGCTTCAGAATATCCTTTCCGATGAATGGGTTTATGCGAATGGTCAGAACTGCCCGATTCTTGGAGGAGAGGCAACCTTTTCTTTCGGGGAAGCGATTAAGTATCTGAAAAGAGGATTTAAAGTAGCGCGTAAAGGCTGGAACGGAAAGAAACAGTATGTTCAGCTTGCAACTGGAATTTCCTATAAAGACGCGGATAATCAGATCGTAAATTGTGAACACGATGCAATCGGAAATAAAGCCATCGCTTTTGTTGGAACTTCCGGCGTGCAGATGGGGTGGCTTGCATCTCAGGCGGATATGCTTGCAGAAGATTGGGTTTTTGCGGAGGAATAAGATTATGGGAAATGAAGAGTTTTTAAGAATTTGCAAGGAAAAGGTGGCTGAGTACATAAATCAGCATATGGATAAAACGGATCAGAAACAGATTACCGCAAATGATGTGTATGTGGTCTGGATGTGTAAAACACTGCAGAATCACAAAGCCCTGCTCAGCACTACTGTTCCGGATGGAATGTATTATGAGCTGACATACAACGGAGATAAAGCGGAATTGTATTTTGATGCATACAAAAAATTCCAGAATATCTGTTTTAAAATGTAGGAGGATATGGAATGAAAAAGAAAGTAATGGCATTGCTGACAGCGCTCATGTTGGTATGTGCATCTCTTACCGGATGCACTGAGGCGTACAAAGTCAGCAACAATATTTCACAGGAAGCCGACAATTTCAATGTAACCCGCAAACTCACAGTGTTAAATGCCAGAACCGACACGATCCTGCTGGAGTTGACAGGAACCTTTTCTTTGCAGAATAACTCAGAGAATGAACTTGAGGTCATTATTGAGACGGCGGAAGGAAAATACCAGAAGGATCTGGTCTATCTCAATGATTATACAATGTACGTTGTGGAAGACATTTCCGGGGCTGATGTAGATAAATACCATTATGAAATCAATTTTCTTCCGGAGTGGGGCGTAAAAGTTACTCACGAAGATTAATTGCGCCGGCGCAATTCCAAACGAACAATGCACGCAGAAATGCGTGTTATTTTTATGCCTTTTTCCTGCCAGGCGTTAAAGAAGCAGGGAAAATCCAACAGCGAATGGCCCGGGCACGAGAGTGAATAGGCTGGGCGGAAAGGACACGAAAACCATGAGAAAGAAATATTTTTATTGCAGAATCCCAATGAATCTGCAGATCTTCGCAGAAGGCGGAGCAGGAGACGGTGCTGGGGCCGATGGAGGCAATGGCGGCGGAGCCGGAGCAGCAGATCAGGGAGAAGCAGAACTTCCGTCATTTGACGATTTTCTGAAAGGAGAAGGAAATCAGGCAGAATTTGACCGCCGCGTGCAGAAAGCGATTGATACGGCAGTGACCAATGCACAGGAAAAGTGGCAGGCACTGACCGATGACAAGCTGTCTGAGGCAGAACGTCTTGCCAAAATGACGAAAGAAGAGAAAGAGCAGTATCAGCGGCAGAAGAAAGAAAAAGAGCTTTCCGACAGAGAAGCGGCAATTACCAGAAAAGAACTGATGGCAGAGGCAAAGAATACACTTGCCAGTGATGGATTGCCGCAGGAGCTGGCGGAGGTACTCAATTACACGGATGCAGATTCCTGTAAAAAATCCATGGAGAAAGTAAAAACTGTATTTCAGAAAGCAGTAGAAACTGCCGTGGAGGAGAAACTGAAAGGCGGGAAGCCGCCGAAAAAAGCACCGGAAACTGATCCACAGAAAACCCAGGAACAGCAGGTATATAACCTGATGATGGGAAAATTTTAAAGGAGAGTGAAAAATATGGCAGTTAATACATTAGCGACAGCTACACTGTTTCAGAAAATGTTAGATAAAGTAGCTGTTCAGGAAGCAACTACCGGCTGGATGGATGCCAATGCAGGGCAGGTCATTTACAATGGTGGAGCAGAAGTAAAAATTCCGAAAATGACCGTGCAGGGAATGGGAGATTATGATCGTGACAATGGATATCAGCGTGGGTCTGTTACTTTAGAGTATGAAACCAAAAAGATGACCCAGGATCGTGGTCGTCAGTTCCAGTTGGACTCGATGGACATTAATGAAAATAATTTTGTTACAACCGCGGCCGCTGTAATGGGAGAGTTTCAGAGAACACAGGTTGTACCGGAAATCGACGCATACCGTATTTCGAAGCTTGCAACAGATACGATCACGGCGAATAAAGCTGGAATGATTGAATATGCCTATGTGCCGGGAACGACTGGAACTTCTGCACTGCGTAAGTTGAAAGAAGGAATCAGAGCAGTAAGAGACGGCTACAACGGGGCCTTAGTATGCCAGGCAACGTCTGACTTTATTCTGGAGCTGGAACTCGAACTTGCGGGAAAAATTACTATGGGAACATTTTCGAAGAATGGAATTGATACCATGGTACCGTTTGTGGACAAAGTACCGATTATTCCAACTCCATCCAACCGTATGTATACGGCAATCAAGGTGAACGATGGTAAAGCAGCGGGACAGGAAAAAGGCGGATATGAGAAGGGAACTACAGCAAAAGACCTGAATTTCTTTATTTCCCCGGCAACAACACCACTCGCTATTACCAAACAGGATAAGATGCGAATTTTTGATCCGAACACAAACCAGAAAATGGATGCATGGCAGATGGATTACCGTCGGTTCCATGATTTATGGATTTTGGATAACAAGCTGGATTCCATCTATTTAAATATTCGGGAGGCAAAGGAATGAGATTAAAAAAAGGAAACGTTGAGAGGGAAGCGGATGGGATCAAGGCAGAACGGCTCCTGAACGATGGATTTACAAGAGTAGAAGCTGTTAAGATGCAAAGCCCAGAGGTTTCCAACAAAAAAGATCTTTCAGAGATGACTGCCGAGGAATTAAAAAATCTTGCAAAAGAAAAGGGGATTTCTGGTGCATCTGCGCTGACAAAGGCGGAGCTGCAGGAAGTCCTGAAGGATGTGGTTTGAAATGACCGAACTGGAAAAGCTGAAGAAAATGACCGGTGAGAAAGACGAAGGGCTTCTGCAGATCCTCTTAGAGGATGCGGAGGCTTTCGTTTTATCCTATACGAACCGTACCCACCTCGTTTCCGGCCTGGATAAGGCAGTCCGGGATCTGGCAGTCATCGCCCTGAACCGGATGGGAACCGAGGGAGAGGCGGCGCGCACCGGATCCGGAGAAAGCTACACTTTCAACGACGCGCCAAAGCAGATCTACGATGTGCTGAACCGGTACCGGCTGGCAAGAGTAGGAGGGAAAACATTTGAGGCTGAAAAGAAGCAGGCTGGTGGAGCTGAAACACTGTCCTCTTGAACAGAAAAAGGATAACGAGGGCGGAACCTACATCGAATATGGTTCTGCCGTTCCCTTCCGCGCGGAAATGTGGGCTGCCGGCGGGCGGATCCAGAGCGAAATGTATAGAATACGCCTGCCGAATATCCGCAATCTTCGGATTGACGGGACATACACGGAGAATTCCGGGAAGAACGGAAAACTTTCGTATACAGTGGCAGACGGACCGACAATTTCCGTGAATGACGGTATCTGCATCAACGGGGATCAGCCGGATTACAAGGTAATTGCCATCTACCCCTATCGCTATCTGACACTGGAGGTGGAAAAGTTATGATTCTTGGAACGAAAGATGTAACAGAGATGCTGAAAAATGCCTCGGAGCTTGAGATCAGCAAAGCGATTTCGAAGGGAATCAAGCTGGTACAGTCTGCGGCGCGGGCAGAATGTCCGGTGGATCACGGCGAACTGCGGGGAAGTATTTTCACCGTGGTAGAGACAGAAGGCCGGAATGTAACCGGCATCTGTTATACAGATAAGAAATATGGTCCATATGTGGAATTTGGCACCGGTCCGAAAGGCCAGGAGAACCACGAAGGAATTTCACCGGACACAACGCCGGTTTATACACAATCACCCTGGTGGATCCACGAAGGCAGCGGCCCGAATGAGGTGGATCGGGCAACCGCGGAAAAATATGGCTGGTTTTACATTGACACACCGGAAGGGCGATTTTATCAGTGTACCGGCCAGCCTGCGCAGCCTTTTCTATATCCAGCACTGAAGAACAATGAGAAACAGATTGAGCAGGTGATACGAGAGGAGCTGAGAAAACAGTTTTGAAGAACGTAAAAGATCAGGTATATGCGGCGCTGGATGCCGTATTTGAGAATGTAACGGACCAGTACCCGAAGGACTGGGCGGCACTGCCTGCGGTGCAGTACACAGAAGAGGATAACAAGGTCTACGAGCGCACGGACAAGGAAGAGAAATCCTACGTTCGGTACCGGGTTGACATCTGGAACAACAGGTCTACTTCCGAAGCTGCCATGCAGGTAGATGCGGCGCTGTCGAAGCTCTGTCTTGTGCGCATCCTCTGTAAGGATACGCCGGATCCATCCGGTATGAAGCACAAGGTGATGCGTTACGAAGGAATTATCGATATGGAGTCGGAGCAGGTATTCTGGCCGGATTAGGAAAGGAGCAAATATGTTAGCAAATGGTGCAAAATTAGGATACAAGAAACACGGTGCGGCAGAAAGTGCCTACACAGATCTTCCAGGTCTGAAAGAGATTCCGGAGATTGGAGTGGAGGCCGAGAAGGTGGACAATACCTGCCTGACAGATACTCACAAAGTATATGAGCAGGGAATCGGCGATCTGCCGGAAATGACTTATAAGTTCAAATACGACAATACAAAAGCTACTTCTCCGTATCGGCTCATGAGAACTGCGCAGGAGAACAAGGATCTGCTGGACTTCCAGGAGACTGCTGTAGACGGCACAAAGTGCAGTTTCAGTGCGGAGGTTTCCGTAAAACGTACTGGTGGCGGTGTCAATGGTGTGGTCGAGTTCGAGTTAACCATGCTGGTACAGAGTGATCTTACTTGGACAGATCCTACATAAGGAAAGAGAGGAAAAATAAATGAGTGAATATACTGGCGGCATCGATGAAGAAATCGGTGTAGAGGAGAAAGAAAAATCCGACAAAATCACAAGCATCGAGGAGAAAAAGCCGAAAAGACGGCCGTTTCACTACTGGGAAGTAGGGGACAGAAAACTGAGTTTGAAGCTGAATACGCGGATGATTGAGATTCTGGAGAACAAATACAAGATGAATATCATGAATCTGGTTGCCGGCGGTGATATCCCGCCGCTGTCCGTCATGATTACGGTAGTGCAGGCAGCAGCGGCCCCATGGACACATAAGCTGAAATACGAGGATGTCCAGAAATTGTATGACAAATGGACCGAGGACGGCGGCGATCAGATCACCTTCTACACCCAGATCGTCATGCCGACGATGGTGGTTTCCGGTTTTTTCCCGCAGGATCAGGCGGACAGTATCATGAAGAGCCTGGAAGAGGCAGAAGAAATGATGTAACGCTTGTTTCTGATGATCTGGATGAGCTGTACGAACAGGCTCTGGACTGCGGCATCCGCCCGGTGCTCTTCTGGGAACTGTCGCCGCTGGAGGTTGCGGATCTGATGGCAAGTTACCATCGGAAGGAACGCCGGAAATTCAGGCAGCAGGTGGGGCTGTCCTTCCTGCAGGCGGAATTGACCGCGCGGTATGTGTCGTTACAAAAAGGAGATCCGCTTCCGGAGCCATGGGAGTATTATCCGACACTGTTCGAGGAAGAAAAACAGGCATTCGAACAGGAAAAACTGAAAGAGTATTACGAAAAGCGGCGGGAAGATGCCGCGCGGTACAACCAGAGACGGCATCAGACAGAAGAGAGTTGATGTCGTCTCTCTTTTTAAGGATTGAGGAAGGAGGTGAAAACGATGGCAGAAGACCTTGCAAAATTGCAGGTTAAACTCGAAGCACAAGCGGATGAGTATGTCAAAGAGATCAAAAGGGCTGACTCTGAAACAAAAAGAGCAGTTGCCAGCATGACAAAAGAAACCGAGCGCCTGAAAAAGCAGTCTTCCAGTATGGGTATGTGGAAAAATACCGGAAAATTGATTGCAGATTCCGTGAAACATGCGATTCCAAACATCAAAGCTATGAATGCTGAGATAAAAAACTACGTGAAAGAAGCGCAGGTAGCTGCCGGTATCAAAGTGTATACCGACGAGTATGCTGAAACGCGAAGAAACATTGAGAAAACCAGGAAAAAGCTCAATGAACTGCGGCAGGAAGAAAAGGCATTGCAGCAGATGGGAGAAAGCAGCGGCGAGTCGGACAGGTACCGAAGTCTCAGAAAATCCGCTGAAAAAACGCAGGCGGAACTGGATACACTGCATGAAAAAATGAAAAAACTGGAAGACGACGGTGATGCACAGGAATATACTCCGAAATATCAGAAAACGATTGACGCTATGCTTGCAGAGAAGAAACGTGTAGAAGAACTGCAGAAGGAACTTGATGCAAGACGAAAAAGCGGATCTTCTATGACTTATATCACAGAGCAGGGGAAACTTGGAAATGTGAAAGATGATCTGGAAGAAAGCAGAAGAAAAGTAAAAGATCTGGAAAAGCAGTTGGAGGATCTGGAGAAAAGAGGAAAAGACTGGCAGCCGACCGAAGCGGCCAGAAAGCTCTCAGACCAGATGGATCAGACATCAGAAAAGCTTGGAAAATATCGTACAGAGATGACGGAACTTCGAGCAGACGGTGTAGATCGCGGAACCGATGCGTGGATCAAGAACCAAAAAGAGATTGCAAAAACTCGTGGTGAGATGGAAAAGTACAAAACCATGAGCAGGAACATGGAATCTTCCGGTGAAGATGTGAAAAAAGGCACTGGCGGCGCAGTAGCCAGTGTCAAGGCAGTTATCAACGAAATGAAAAAGTCTCTCAGCCAGACAAAAGTCGGCAGCTTTGTATCAAAAGGCTGGGGTGGTGCTACCAAACTTTTCAAAGGCGTAGCATCCGGGGCGAAGCTTGCAGCGACAGCAATCAAGAAGTGTGGTGGAGCAGCCGCATCTCTGATCCATCGTTTCAGTAACGGCATTTCCGCCGTCGGGCGGTTTGCAAAAGGTCTTTTAAGCCTTGGCAGAGGAGCCAGAAATACAGCTGGCGGATTTCAGGGCGGTCCGAAGGGACTACTGATGTACGGACTGGGGATTCGTTCCCTCTTCGCACTGGTCAATCGTCTGCGCAGTGTCCTGACAGAGGGCATGAACAATCTGGCGCAGTACAGCGACAGTACCAACGGTAGCCTTTCCATGCTGATGTCGTCCCTGACACAGTTAAAGAATGCTCTGGCAACAGCTTTTGCGCCGATCTTGAATGCAGCAGCACCGATGCTGAATCTTCTGATTCAGAAAGTGACGGCAGCCGTAACGGCGCTGGGACAGCTCTTTGCGTCACTGACTGGTCAGTCCGGCTTTGTAGCAGCAAAAAGAGTCAATCAGGACTATGCCAAGAGCTTAAACTCCAACGCAGACAGCGCGAAGAAAGCCAACAAAGAAAATAAGAAGCTGCAGAACACGCTGTTCGGTTTCGATCAGATCAACAAGCTGAATGACAATTCCGACAGTGATGATAACGCAGACACCAGTACAGGAGGTGGTTTAACACCAGCGGACATGTTCGAGTCCGTTCCGCTTGACAGCAAAATCACTGATTTTGCGAAAAAGCTGAAAGATGCATGGAAAAATGCAGATTTCACGGAGATCGGACAGATTGTCGGTACAAAACTGAATGATGCGCTGAATCGGATTCCATGGGGACCGATCCAGAACACGTCACGGAAAGTCGGCAAGTCCATTGGTACCTTTATCAGCGGTTTCGTTGAAGTACCAGATCTTGGTACCAACATCGGAAAAACGATCGCTGAGGCGGTCAATACCGGTGTAGGAGGTATCAATGCCTTTCTGGATAACACCAGATGGGATTCCGTCGGAAAATTTATCGGCGATGGGCTGAACGGTGCCGCAGATACTGTAGACTGGCCGGGAATCGGTCATCTGTATGTGCAGAAGTGGAATGCGGTATTTGCAGTTATCGGTGAAGCAGCGCGGACCTTCAAGTGGACCGGCTTCGGACAGGATCTTGCAGGCGGGCTGAATACCGCAATTACAGATTTCGACTGGGCAGGAAACGGAGTACGGGTTGGTGATCTTGCAAAAGGTTTACTCAATACCATTGTAGCTGTTCTGGAGCAGACGGACTGGCGGAAACTTGGAAATTCCGTAAGAACGTTTGTTGTATCAATTGACTGGTCTGGCATCGTCAGCGAACTTGCACGCGGATTTGGAGCAGCATTTGGATCGCTTGGAGCTCTGATTGGTGGGCTGGTCGGCGAGGCATTTAAGTCTGCTCAAAAGTATTTTGCTCAGAAAACGAAAGAGTGCGGCGGTCATGCGGTGTTGGGATTCTTTAAGGGAATTCTGGATGCAATTGACGGCATAGGGACTTGGATCAAGAAAAATATTTTTGATCCGTTTATGAAAGGGTTCAAAAATGTATTTGAAATCCACAGTCCGTCCAAAGTCATGGCAGAGATGGGAAAATATCTCATCGAAGGAATGCTGAATGGAATTACGGATAAGATCTCCGATATCAAACAGAAATTTTCCGAAATCAAGGACACCATCAGCAAAAAATGGAGTGAAGTCCAGACAGACACTTCGAAAAAGTGGAAGCAGATCAACGATGATACGTCGAAGAAAATAGCGAATCTCCGCGATGATGCCAAAACAAAATTTGAGGAAATCCGTTCCAAAATTTCAGATAAATGGTCTTCTGTACGTCAGAACACGGAGACAAGCTGGAATAACACGAAGACCAGCCTTGCCCAGAAATGGTCTGGGATCCGCTCGGATGCGTCGTCAAAATTCGAGAATATCCGCAGTACAGTGGCTCAGAAGTGGACAAACCTGCACGGAAATACGACTTCCACCTGGTCTCAGATTGGCAGCAGCCTGAAAAATACCTGGTCTGACCTGAAAAGTAGTGCATCGCGGGCGTTCGGAACGATCAGTGATAATATCCTTGGTTGTTTCAGAAATTTGAAAAATTCCCTGAAGAGCACGATGTCCGGCGTGGCAAATGCCATCATTTCCCCGATCGGCAGTGCGGTCAACGGCGTGATCAGCGGTGTAAACTGGATTCTCGGAAAAGTCGGCAGCAGCAAGTCGTTCGCGAAGTGGCAGGAACCGGAATTTGCACAGGGAACCGAATGCCGGCAGGCGGGTAGGGTTTGAG